ATTCAGCTACATCATTCATAATTGTAGACAAACCATTGTCAGCATCAGCAACTAAAATTTTTCCTGGCATGGAAGAAATTAGTTTGGTCTTACCTTTACCAGGCATACCATAAATGGTAGTAAGATTATGTGGTTTAATCTCACTAAGTTTTTTCAACTTAACCATGTGTTTACTCCTTTAAAAATTTTTACCTAAAAGGTAACAGATAGTAAGGGAATCGAACCCTTAACTGTCCTTTACACTATCTCTATAAGCTTTAACACGCTTTCTAGCAAACTTAACTTGATCCTGTGATATTTCTGAACCTATGTATTTAAGACCTCTCATAGCACATGCTAGGGCTGTAGTACCTGTACCCATGAAAGTGTCATATACAATGCCTTTAGGCTTAGCATACATATCAATAAGCTGTGTCACAAGGTCACTAGAATATGTAGCTTTATTTAATTTATTTGAACCATCATTATTTTTTGCTTCAATGTAGTTAAACATGTTTTCATAATAATTCTGTCCACGCTTAGATACTGACTTAACTTTCTTGTTACATTGAAAAGTTTTTAGTTCAGACTTTCTACAGAATACATAAACAAACTCACAAATTCTAGTCAGTTTATTACTACTAACATTATTAGGCAATGCAGAAGATTTTTTCCAAACAATAGTGTCAGCGATTGTAAAATTTGTTTCTAAAAGAATTTCATTGATAACACGATACATGATTTCGTTAGGCTTGTAATAGTCTTTGTAGTTTTGTGTGTCAGTTCCATAACTCATATTATAAAGAATTACACCATTCTTTTCTAAGATACCGTCAAAGCCTTTAAATAGGTCTACAGTCCATTCTAGATATTCATTATCAGTCATATCATCTAAATGAATATCATATCTGGCCTCATGATTATCTCGTCTTTTAGAGTCTGTTGAATTTCTGGCCGTGTTGTATGGTGGTGATGTAATAACCATCTGAACTTTTCTTCCTTGGCCAGCTATATATTTTATTGTTTGAAAACAATCCTCGTTGAAAATTTTATTTACTTTCATATCTACTCCTTATTATTTAAGTAATGACAGCCAGGGGAGTTGAACCCCTGTAGCACATAAGACAAATGAAATGTACGCATGTAACGTTATGAAATAAAGAAAGGTAAAATTAGTTTTAGAACAGTGTGTGCTTTAACCTTTGCTGTCTTAGTAGGGCTATAAGCCCTTAAATTATTTTTTGAAATTTTTTCTATAATGCTTGTCAATCAATGCACTACGCTTGTAGCTTGTAGCTTTAGAATTAAATCCTGCTAAATTCCAAGCTAGGATACATAGAAAACCTAGAGCTACACAATACACTGGATGTGCAATGATATACCTAATAATATCCATTATTCAACCTCTTTCACTTCAACGCCTGGACAATTGAATACCCACCCAAAATCAGCTTCTTCTAACTCTTTACGGGTGTGGGCCACTCGAAACTGATGTGTCTCCTGTCTGCTATTGATATACCAATTGCCGTCAATCTCGTGATTCAAATATCTAGCGTCGCCATAAACTCCTTTGAATTTGACTATATATCTAGCCTCTTTCTCGACCTCATACCAATCAGCTACACATTGTGGAACTACTTCCTGACATTCTTTTTGGTTATCCATTATTTTCTTTCTCCCTATAGATTATCAAAGCTGAATTATTATAGTAAGTTCCACTAACACCACCATCAGCAACAGCAGAAACATTTGACTGATATTTAATATCAATTAATTCAATACTAGGATTTTCTTCCAAGAAATCATTAATTAAATCATCAATTTCTTCAGCGACGTCAAAACTTTGACTAGTTACTAAATATTTAGTTTTAATCATTTTCTACCTCAATAATCTGTACTCCTTCACTATCAAACACCCAACCAAAACCATTTTCTTCAAGGAATGTTTTTGTAAATATTGTTTGGAAGTATACTGAATTATCTTTACTACTTAATTTAAAAATTTTTGCTTCTCTTTCATAGTTAAGATAACCATAAACATTACCAAGATTTTTAAACTTAACAAGAAATTTTTTTTCTTCAACCTTATAACCATCTAACCAAGCCCTTACAAATTTTTCTTGATTATTACTATCATCTAGCCAACCTCTAACTACACCATCACTAACATATTTACTTGTTATCATGTTTAAAGCACCCATAATAGAGTATTTAAAACTTTTCATATACTCTAAATAGTCAGCAATATGTTCAGGCAATATAATTAAATTTTTTTCTTCCATGTTGTTTACTCCTTATTTTATCTTAATACCATTTTATTATATCACTAAGAGTTGCAAAATGCAACCCTAAACTAAAAAATTTTTCAAATTCCTTTAAAAAGTGTTGTAATACCAATGCCTAAAGCTTCAGCGATATTTTTTATTTTCACTAAAGTAGGATTAATATTTTGACTTTTCATGTTTGAGATATGGTTAGGTGACTTACCTAACTTAAGAGACAGTTTTGTAATTGTAGTTCCTCTGCGATTACACATATCTATTACATTATCCCAAAATTTTTTTACTGATTCCTCATCACCTAAATATTCTCTACCCAATTAAATACCTCCTAAAATATAAAGTACAAGTAAACTAATAGCTACAAATGTGTCACACCATGACACCCATTTATAAAAACTATCCTCGTCATTAACAAAAAATGATGCAAAGCCCATAATAATTATCATAGGAATTATTTTATCTTTCATTCTTTCTCAATTCCTTCATAAATCAAAATTTTTTAAAATATATGTATACCAAATACACAAACAAGAACAATCCTAATTCTGAAATCCATTCTATCAATTCGTCTTTATCATCAATCAATGCCAATTCCACAGCTAGAAACATTAAACAAAGTATCACATATTTATTAATTATCATCATCAATCCCTGTAATCTTAATTCTATTTTCTTCTTCAAAACCATGAACAAGTTCATCCATGTAAGTGGTACCATAATCAGATTTTTTAAAGATATTGTAATCAGGATTATTGATGATAATTTCAATAGTGGAAAGAAAATCCTCAACTACTTTATTAACAATTTTTTCATTGTAGCTAATTTTAAATTGGTGGAAGTGATACCCACGACCTACAATTTTTTCTTTCGGATTTATACAGTCATATACAAAGCCCTGCACATTATAGCCTAGGATTTCTTTCATGACATACATGTAAACATTACACTGTAGTTCCAAACGTAAGTTTTCAAAGCGTGGTTTATTACTGTAGGTCTTGTAATCAACCAACCATATTCCACCGTCAGCGTCAACAACTACAGCGTCTATGTAGCCTTGAAAGTGTTGCCCTGGTAGATACTCAGATAAATCCCACTCAATAAGTTTCTCAGTCTCTATCACTGTACCGATTGACTCTACATCATTGTAATGATTAAGGTATTTCTCAGCTACACGGATTCCGTCAGCTACACCCTTATCAGACAAGCCTTCTTTATTTGCCCACAAGTCAATTGATTGTAGGATACTGTGCAAAGAAACACCATTACCAATACACTCTAAAATGTGGTGTAGTGTAGTTCCTCGGTCTAATGCGTCTTGCCAAGGACTAGGCTTTGATAGACCTTTAATGTAGTGACAGTAAAAATCCCAAGGGCTTTCAAGCCACTTGTTTACTCGACTAACTGACCATGTATTGCCACAAGGCAACTCATCAGGAACATCAACTACATTATCACGGTAAAAGTCTAGTTTCAATACCCTTTGTAGCTTCCTAAAATTCTTTGTCTTGCTTGTCAATCCTCTTTGTTTCCATTGATTGACACTGCTAGCACTAACACCTAGTGCCTTGGCAAATACCTTGTTGGTAAGGCTATACTTATTCATATAGTCCCTGACTTGTTTTGGTTCTATTGTTTCAAAAGTCATGTTATAACTCCTTATTAAATTATAGCTATTAATATAGCTTATGACACCTAGACCCCTGACAGTCTAGTGCTAGCCTTTTCTAGTGTGTCTAAAACCCCTCTAAAAGGGCTTGTAATCAATCCTAGACCCTTGGTAGTGTATTACTACTTAAGTCATGTTTAGCGCTCTCAAATGCCTTTTTATGAGCAATATGAGACTGCTCCCATGCTCTAGCTGATTCTTCCCAACTAGGTCTATAAGGTTGATGGAATACAACCTTGTCTTCTTTCTTACTGAAAATACTAAACATTCTATTATCTCCTTAAATTTTATTAAATCTTTTCACCATAGCTTTGTTAACTGTGATGATTAAACTACAGCTATCTATTTCATCTTGTGAAATAGGCTTTCTTATTTCGATAATATCTTTTCTAGATACTTGACTGAAAACCTCTATATAATAATATAGAGCCATTTTATTTGTAACAGAAATACGCTTGTATTCTGTCTTAAGGTGAAATTTATCACCATTTACTAAATTAATAATAAAATCGACCATAATCAACACCTACAATCAACAACACCATACTACCCAATACAATACACCCAACCATTTTATTTACTCCTTATCCATTAACTACAAATATTCTGTAGATTCAATTATTGTCAATCTATCAAAAGTATCAGGAAAGAGCTTTTTATATTCTCTTTCAGCTACTTTTATACTAGGGTATTCTGAAATAGATAATACCCCTTTTTCTTTATGCTTTACCACTAAGAGAACCATTATATGAGTCCTCTTAAAAAATATCAATTTTTGCTGATTTCAATTCTAGTAGCAAGTCAAAACGTATAGCATTGATTCGTTTCAACATTGCTTTTTCATCATAATTAGGTGTCATGTGGTCATAAGCCACAAGGCACTTATGACAAATATCATGTAAACCTTCCACAGTATCTTTCTTTAACTCAAAGATATGTTCTACATGAAAGCAAATTTCCCTGATGTTGTCTAATGTAGCTACACTCACCACATTAGCTTTTCTATCCTCGTTAAATTGGCTTACTCGACGTGTAAGCCCCATAATCATGAATGCGTTTGACATAATATTTACCTCTCTTAATTGCTTTATCATTTCATCTGTCTTGTCTGTTTAGTGTAACCGTTGTTCCAAGTTACCAAAGTATTCTAAAGTGTTTAATCATCATTGTAGCTTGATTTTGGCTTGTCTCACTAGCTCTATGCCTATTGTCTTAAATAGGGTAGTTACTAGATTATTGATAGCTCCTTAGATAGCTAATCTAATATACCCCCTCATCCCTTGCAAGATAAGAGCTAGGCTTTACCTAAAGGGGTTTATGCTTTTGCATTATTACGCTTCCATTCTAAATAAGCATAATAATCTTCAGAACTCATTCTGTGGTAACCTCTTGCTTCCATGTGTGAGAGTACCTTTTTAACGTCACGTTGTAGCATTGAGTCAGAATTGATATATCCTGCACTGTAGATATTAACAACAGTGCTGTGAGATTGACCATAGATAAAAGTTTCATTCTCATGGTCAACCATAATAAATAAGCGATACCCATTTACTGACATTTTAGAAGCGAACAATTCTGCATTACCTGTTTCAAATTTGTATACCATTTTCATTTACCATTGAGCTATCTTTGTAGCTCCCTTTCCTTATTTACATATTCATTATACACCATACTGTATCTTATGTCAACACTTTTCTGTAAAAATTTAAAATTATTTTCTATATTTACCATGTTGGAAAACATAATTTGTTTTACCTTCTAAATATAGATTGAAAATACTACGAGCAGAACTTTCAGCACCTTGGGCTGACTTATAAGTTTTAGCTTCTTTAATATCTGTAGTAGTTTTTAACTCTTTTGTTTTAGGATTATATGCCTTAACATATACTGTACATGCTTTAGAATCATCATAAAGTCTGATTTTCATTTGTAATACCTCTTTGTTCTTTATCTGTAAGTCATTAACTAACTTACACTAACTATTATACAGTATTCTGTAACAATGTCAATAGGTTTTTGAAAAAAGTTTAAAATTTATTTTATGACCATTTTGATTTTGTTTTTAGGTTTTGGTTTTGGGCTATTGTATTTATAGTAGATTAGTATAGCTAGGGAATGACCCCCACAGGGTCATGACCCCTTCTGTAGCTTATCAACTCCCACACAAAACATAATACATTATATAAGATACAATCTAGCGTATTAACTCGCTACGCTCGTCAATACACTAAATCGTATCTTATTACTATATATTATTTATTAACCTTATATAGTAGAGAATAGTAAGCATATATCAGTATAAGCTAATATAAGCCCTTATAAGAGCCTATAAGTATAAGTAGGTATGATAAGACTATTAACGTATTATAGACGATTATAGGGGCTGTTAGAGGGCTATATGAACGTGCTAATATGATAGGGTAGTAGTGATAGTAGGATATAGGATTGATAGGGGGTGGTATAGCAGTATAGAATAGCATAGAGGAATAAGAATAGAGGAATTAGAGGGGTAAATATAACCATGAAAAGAGTGCAATGCAC